CGGCTAAGGCAATTAGATTGGCCGAATCCGCTACATGGCAACAGCTTCAGTTTTACACCAACGGAAGCGAGCGCGTTCGTGTTGACGCATCTGGCAATTTGTTGCTCGGCACTACGACAAGTCCGGCAGGGGCTAAAGAATTAGTGTTTGGTGGCGATTACATTGAAGGCGTTGTGGCAATTGGCACGGTAACAACCGCAAGCACGCTTTCTTTGGCAAACGGCACTTTGCAGACCGCCACTTTGACAGCTTCTACGACGTGCATTTTCACAATGCCTACGGCTGTTGCGGGCAAATCTTTTATTTTGTTGCTCAAACAGGCCGCAACTACGGGTAACGGCGCAGCTTCGTTTACGGGTGTTAAATGGGCATCTGCTGGATCGCCTACCATTACGGTCACCGCCGGCAAGATGGACATTCTGTCGTTTGTGTCTGACGGCACAAACTGGTACGGGTCTTTTACCCAAGGGTATACGCCGTAATGTTCGCAGCACGAAACGCTTTCTTGACGCCAGTTACCGGCGGCGGCGACGGGTCTTTGGTTATTTCGTCAAACCAGACGAACTTGAACTTGAGAACGTGGGCGTTGGCCAATGGATGGGACGGAACGTCGCCGGTAACAATTAGAGTTGACGCCGGCATTTATGTTTACTCAACTACCACCGCCACACCAGGCATGACTATTGACGGCTCATGGCCGGGTGGCGTCACTTTAATCAATAACGGCTATATTCTTGGCCGAGGCGGCAACGGTGGGCGCGCAAACAACGGTGTAACAGTAGCAACCGCTGGTGGCTCAGGAATATCTTTAGGTGTCAACGTCACCATCACCAATAACGCCGGCGCATACATTGCTGGTGGCGGTGGTGGTGGTGCTGGTGGGTTATTTTCCGGTGGCGGTGGCGGCGCGGGCGCTGGAACCGGCGGTACTGATTATGGCAACCTTAATGCGGGCGCTGGTGGCAACCCCGGTGTTGCGGGGTCAAACGGCGGCGTAGGCGGCTATTCTTTTGGCAAAACTTTTTTGCAATCAGGCGGCGGCGGTGGCGGCGGTCGGATTTTCCCTGGTACTGGTGGCGCAACAACATCAGGTGCTAACGGTGGCAGAGGCGGCGGTTCCGGCGGCGGCGGCGGGGGGACTAACTTTACCGCAGGCTTATCTGGCGGCGGCGGAAGCGCCGGTGCCGTAGGTGGCGCAACGTCAGGATCACTACCTACTTACCCAGGTGGCGGCGGCGGCGGATGGGGCGCTTCAGGCGGCGCAGCTAATTACTCGGTTGGTGCCGGCGGAAAAGCGATTGCGCTTAACGGATTTACTGCGACACGAACAGGCGCCGGCACAACCTACGGCGTAGTTTCATAAGGACAAGGCATGGCACTCAAATACGCATACATTCACCCGATTAGCCGGGAATATCTCTATGCCGACACTCCAGAGGCTTTATTGGACGTTCTAGCAGGATTTGCCGCTGAAACTTACGTTAACCATTATTGCAACGGAAACCCGTACACCTTGGTTGAAACGCAAAATGATGGGTCAGAAAAGTGGTACGCCCCTGACGGCACCCCTGTTTTAAGCGCGGCTGACATTGAGGCCCAGATCAAGAAAATGGACTCGTTTAGAAACGCCGGCGTAGTCCCCGTTACTCAACTTGGAACCTGACGATGGACGCCCCTGTTTCCAACATGGCTTGTGTTAGCAACTTGTGGTTGCGGCAGATGCATTTTTTGAAAGCCGGCGACCAAAACGAGGGGCATTCTCACAACTTTGACCACATGACGCTTTTGGCCCATGGAAGCGTAGAGGTTGACGTTGAGGGCAACAAAACTACGTTCGCCGCCCCCCACATGATTTATATTGCCAAGGGCAAACGGCACTTTTTGACCGCGTTGCAAGATGGCACAATTGCTTACTGCGTTCATGCCCTGCGCACGGGTGAACGAGAAGAAGATATTTTAGACCCGGCCATGATCCCCGCCGGCGTTGATAATCCACAAATTCTGGCCCAACCTTTGTAAAAACTGGTTGACTGCTTGAAATGAATACAAAAGGGTATTAAGATAAAACCGTACCGGTGCGGTTCACCGGGGAATCTCAGGATTCAACAAATGTCAGAAGAAACCTTAGCGGAAGTTGACTCCGCGCCGGCACCAGAAGCAACGGCTGCTCCTGAAGTGCCTGAAAATGCGCCGGAAGCAGTAGTCGAGAATCAAACCGAGCAGGTCGAGGAGAAGAAATACTCCCAGGCTGAAATCGACGCGATGATCGGCAAACGACTTGCAAGAGAGCAACGTAAGTGGGAAAGAGAACAGGCACAGCGGGCTGCGGAAGCGCAGATCGTCAAAGCGCCTGCGGCAACATCTGCCGAGCAGTTTGAAAGCCCTGAGGCCTATGCGGAAGCATTGGCGTATCAGAAAGCTGAAGAATTGCTTGCCAAGCGTGAGGCCGCAAAGCAACAGTCGCAAGTTCTTGAAAGCTACCACGAGCGTGAAGAAGAGGCGAGGGGAAAGTACGACGATTTTGAACAAGTCGCCTACAACCCGAAACTTCCAATCACGGACGTGATGGCTGAAACGATCCGCGCTTCGGACATTGGCCCTGATGTAGCCTACTACCTCGGTTCCAACCCCAAAGACGCAGACCGAATCGCCCGTTTATCGCCACTTTTGCAGGCCAAGGAAATCGGGAAGATTGAGGCCAAACTGGCTTCCGATCCGCCCACAAGGAAAACAACGTCAGCGCCGGCACCGATTAAGCCTGTCGCTGCTCGATCCTCCGGGGTCGGCACTTATGACACGACTGATCCTCGGTCTACCAAGACCATGACGGATTCACAATGGATTGAGGCCGAGCGAGCAAGACAGATTAAGAAACTGCAAGCGCAGATGAACCGCTAATTTTTTTGAAAGGACTTTGTTGTGTCTAATAGCATCTTAACCATCGACATGATCACCCGGAAGGCTCTGGAAATCCTAGAGAACAACCTGGTGCTCACCCGTAACGTGAACCGTCAGTACGACGACAGCTTTGCTGTTGAAGGTGCCAAGATTGGTTCGACCCTGCGTATCCGCCTGCCGGATCGCGCCCTGGTGACCGACGGTGCCGCCCTGCAAGTTCAGGACGACAACGAACAGTTCACCACCCTGACGGTTGCCTCGCAAAAGCATATCGGCGTGAACTTCACCTCTGCCGAATTGACCATGCAGTTGGACGACTTCGCAGAGCGTGTTCTGAAGCCTCGTATCAGCCAGTTGGCCTCCAGCATTGATGCTGACGTTGCTAACGCGTACAAAACCATCGGTAACTCCGTTGGTACGCCCGGCACCACGCCCAGCACCTCGCTGGTTCTGTTGCAAGCCCAACAGAAGCTGAACGAGAACGCCGCGGTGATGTCGCCCCGTTATGCCACCGTCAACCCCGCCGCTAACGCTGGTTTGGTTGAAGGCATGAAGGGTCTGTTCAACCCCACGGACACCATCAGCAAGCAGTTCAAGAACGGCATGATGGGCACCGGCGTGTTGGGCTTTGACGAAATCAACATGTCTCAGTCGATCAAGCAACACTTGACCGGCACCCGTGACGCTTCTGCTTCCACGACTGTGGGCGCTACCGTTACGTCTGAAGGCGCTACGACCATTACCCTGTCCCAGGGTTCTGTGACCACCACCATCAACGCTGGCGACGTGTTCACCGTGGCTGACTGCTACGCCGTGAACCCGCAAACGCGTGAGTCCACCGGCTCGCTGTTCCAGTTCGTTGCTCTGGCCAACGCTACCGCTGTGGCCGGCACCTGGACGGTGACTGTTGCTCCGATGTACTCGGCTAGCAACGCTTTGGCCACCGTGAACGTGCTGCCCGTGTCTGGCAAAACCGTGACCTTCTTGGGCGCGGCCAACAGCCAATACGCTCAGAACTTGGTGTATCACAAGGACGCCATCACCTTTGCAACGGCTGACCTGCTGTTGCCCCAAGGTGTGGACATGGCGGCTCGCGCTGTTCACAACGGCATCAGCCTGCGTGTTGTGCGCCAGTACGACATCAACAACGACCGTATGCCTTGCCGTATTGACGTTCTGTACGGCTACAGCACGATCCGCCCGCAAATGGCTGCTCGTATCTGGGGCTAATCAGTAACTTATTGAAAGGAAATTATCATGGCTCTTCCTAACGGCGCAGGCGGTTACCAGATTGGTGACGGCAACGTAAACGAAATCATCATGGGCACTCAGGTTGCTCCGACGGCTAAAACCGGCGCGGCTACCCTGACGACTGCTGAACTGGCAACGGGCATTATCAATTACAACGGTACTGCCTCCGCCCTGACTGTGCCCACCGGCGCATCTCTGGACGCCGACTTCAGCAGCATGAAAGTCAATAGTGCTTTTGATTTCTCCATCATCAACACCGGCGGCACTAACGCCGCCACGGTTACGGCCAACACCGGCTGTACCCTGGTTGGTGTGGCCGCAGTTTCGGCAAACTCTGCTTGCATTTGGCGCGTTCGCAAGACCGCTGATGCAACGTATGTGTTCTACCGCATTGCCGGCTAAAACCTGAATGGGGGCTTCGGCCCCCTTTCTTAAAGGAACCACTATGCCAAATACCCAAGCAGTTGGTGTCGCGTATGCCGACCCCGAATTTACTACCTGCTACGCTAGCCAAGAAATTGGCTATTCAGCGGCAGCGCAAGGTCTTGTTACTCAACTGACCAGTAAATCGACCGCCGTGACCTTGAACAAGTCATCTGGCCGAATTACCCTGAACGCTGCGTCTTTGGGTGCTAACAGCGCTGAATCGTTTACTCTGAACAATAGTGCTGTTTCAGCAAACGACACAATCATTGTTTGCGTTTCAGGCGGCGGTACCGTCGCCGCTTACACAACTTACATTTCTAGCCTGACCACAGGTTCTGCGGTGATTACGTTGCGTAACATGACCGGCGGCGCTTTGGCCGAAGCGGTAATTATCAACTTCGCCATTATCCACGGCGCTAGCTGAAAAGAGGGGGGCCAAAAGCCCCCCTTCTAACTATGAACATCTACCTCAAACACCCCATTCACGGCACCAAAATTGCCACCATGGAAGCTGAAGCCGAGCAAGATGAAAAGAACGGCTGGACACGATACAATATTGACACGCCTTCGCAAGAAACTGAAGAAGCGGTTAACACACTTGTGGTAAAACGTCGTCGTAAAGTTGCTGAAGAGGTTTAATCATGGCTACATATTCTGCCGGTGACCAGATCAATCGCGCATTGCGCCTGCTTGGCGTATTGGCGGAAAGTGAAACGCCGTCAGCGGCGGTGTCTGAAGACGCCTTGATGGCGCTCAATCAGATGATTGACTCGTGGAACACCGAGCGCCTATCTGTATTTTGCACGATTGATCAGATCGCTAATTGGCCGGTTGGCTCTATTGAAGAAACTCTTGGCCCCACCGGCTCCTTGGTGCGCTTAAACGGCACGGCCATTCGTCCCATTTTGATGGACGACTCCACCTATTTCAAAGACCCTGGCACGGGCGTATCCTACGGCATCACGCTGATTAACCAACAGCAATACAACGGCATTGCCGTCAAATCGGTGACTCCGACATATCCGCAGTTCAGGTTGGTTAA